CTAGGTCTTGGTCTGGGTCTGGAGAATAAATTATTTTATAAATAAAATTACCGCCTCTATCCGAGACGGTTATTTTAACAACCGAAAGGAAAGTAAAATGGTACAGTGGATTAAAGATCGAATTGCAGAACGTACATCCTGGGATGGTGGTGCTCTTATCACTGTTGGCGTTATTGGACTCTTCTTCTCAGCAATCATTCCAATGAATCTCATTTGTTGGGCAGCTATTGCATGGGGTGTAATTACCATACTTAAAGCTGAATAAATCCATTTACTTTTTACGTGAGTTAGTATATAAATAGATTGTGACGTTGAGGAGGACTCAACACTGTACAGGACGGGGGTGCAATTCCCCCCGCCTCCACCAAATACCAAAAGAGTTTCGGGGGTGTAATAGGATCGACTGGCAGTTATTAGGAAATCGGAGTCACCGTCAATGCAGAAGGCGTTAGGGCTGGGAGTTCCCGGCTAAAGAAGCAAAAAACTAAATGCAAACGATAATAATTTTGCATCTGAGGATTACGCCCTAGCGGCATAATTACTCTGGGTTTCGGTGGGTTCCCTGGAAACAGAATAACCCACCACACATACACACAAACACACAGGAGGCTGAAATGGCTTTTATCGCAAGTACCTTGACCTTTGATACAGGTCTATCCGATTGGTTCAATCGTGTTTTCAAAAAAATGCAACCATATGGTTACACTCGTGCAGCTATTGAAATGGAACGTGAAGGATATCTCGAAGAGGCTGCTGCTCTACGTCAGATGGCAAAGTTTGTAGGAGAGTAATGATGTTTTATAATGTTGAAACTGCTAAGACTCATAATCGTATGTTCTTTGATGCTATGATTGATCTTAAGGTTCAAGGGTGGAAGTCCTTTGCTGAAGCATCAGATATATACACCTATCGGTTCTTTAGTAACCAGCTCGAGGAGATGACAAAGGCTGTTGAAAAGGCTGGTGAGGATATGAAGACCTTTGTAAAAGGAGCTATATCATGAGCAAGAATCCATATGAAATTCGTTTTGATCTATTGACAATGGCCAAGGAAATGCTTGACCGTCAGTATGAACAGGCTTCAACTATGGCATGGGAAGCAATGACCAAGGCTATGGAGTCAAATAAGGATATCTATAAGGATATTGATAAGTATGTTCCTAAGATGTTCACTCCTGAGGAGATCATTATCCAGGCAGAAAAACTTCAGTCATTTATAAATAACAAAGACTGAGATTCAGTTCGGGTTGCGCCGTAATACGCACGGGAGGAGCCAACGGTCAGCTCCTCATTTTTTTTGTTTACATTCCATGCAGGTTATGTTAGTATAACATTATGGAACAAGCACTCGCAAAATTACTCTTAGGCGTATTGTTGGTTGGCGGTAGCGGCACAGCAAGCGCATCAAATCAGGAAGTCTCCTGTCTCGCTCTGAACATTTATCACGAGGCAAGGAGTCAATCCATTGCTGGTCAGATTGCGGTCGGCCAGGTCACACTCAACCGAGTTAAAGATTCTCGTTTCCCAGATACAGTCTGCGATGTGGTGATGGAAGGCCCACATAGAGCATCATGGTCTGGTTCTGGTGAAATGATACCCATCCGTAATCGCTGCCAGTTTTCCTGGTACTGTGATGGTAAATCGGATAAGATTCATAACGAGGATAAGTATCGTACCATTTATCGTCTAGCCCGTATGTTGTTGAATCAAGATATGATTGACATTACAACTGGTGCGACACACTACCATGCTTACTACGTGTCACCATCATGGGCAAAAACCAAAACACGTACTACAAAAATCGAAGATCATATATTCTATAAATGGGAAAAATAAATGCTTAATACAAGTTCGTTTTCTATGATTATTGAAGAACTGGCTTGCGATCTTAAAATTCCATACATGGATGCAGTTGTCCATTATTGCGAACGAAACGATATGGAAATTGAGGTTGCAGCGAAACTACTCAATTCAAAAATTAAACAATCCATCGCCTCTGAAGCAAGCGATCTGAATATGATGAAGGAAAAGATTAATAAACTGCCGGTATGATATGTACGATGTAGCCGAAGGCTTTGATGCCTATAAAACTTATCTAGCACTCAAGCAACACTTTACCAGTGATTATGATTACTTTAAATACAATGGTAAGGTTCGTGCCAATGTGGATTCTTTTTTAAAAAGAAGAGATAAGTTCTTTTTTCGAAAGCTTTCAAAGAAGTATACCAAGGATGAATTAGTAAATTTCTTTGTGAGTAATTTTATCGTAAGTGATAACTGGATTGGTAATCTTATTTCACAGGAAAGTGAGGATAACTATGTTCAATTTAAAAAGCGCATGGAATCTCTTGGCTATAGTGTTCGTAACGAGCTACATTTTTTGTTTGATTACTGCCGGGATAGGGATCTTGACTTTAATAAATTATTATTGGTAGAGGATGGCAATCATCCTTTGCTACTGAAGCTCTGGCTTCAAAAGAAGGTCAGTATCGAGACTGTTATTATCATGGATGATATATTGAGGTTTACTCGATACTGGGATGCTAAACTAGATGATATAGTTTGGGAGGAAAAGAAAAGACTGATTTCGAAGTACCGTAAATTTCTCAATTACGATTTATTTCACTATCGTAAGATGATTAAGGAGATAATCCATGAATCTTGAATTAGAAAAATACGAAGGCGAATTACGCCACCTCAGAGAAAGAGTTAAAGAACTAGAAATCGACATCAGCTATTTAAAGAGGGAGAAATCAGAACTTGGTATTTTAACTTATGATGAATTAACCGTGCAACAGGATAAACTTTGGTAAGAAATCTATTTACTTTTCCTCCCAGCTATGGTATAAATAAACTACTATATGATGGTTATGTGGACAAGCAATATACAAACTTATACGGAGACATACAATGAATACTTCTTTCGCAGATCTTAAGCGCTCACGCAAGTCACTTTACGACAAGATCGTAACAGAAACCAATAAGATTCAGTCTGGTGGAAACCAGGGTGGAGCCGATACTCGGTTCTGGCAGCCTGAGGTAGACAAGGCTGGTAATGGTTATGCCGTTATCCGTTTCCTCCCGGCGCCTAAGGGTGAGGACCTTCCTTGGGTTCGCCTGTTCTCTCATGGTTTCCAGGGACCAGGCGGCTGGTACATTGAGAACTCACTGACAACTCTTAATGAAAAGGATCCTGTCGGTGAATATAACTCAACGCTCTGGAATCGTGGTGATGAGGCTGGCAAGGAACAGGCACGTAAGCAGAAGCGTCGTCTGAACTACATCTCAAACATCTATGTTGTAAAGGATCCATCCAATCCTCAGAACGAGGGTAAGGTATTCCTCTACAAGTTCGGCAAGAAGATCTTTGACAAGATCAATGATCTCATGAATCCAGAGTTTGAGGATGAAGCAGCAATCAATCCATTTGATTTCTGGGAAGGTGCAAACTTCAAGATGAAGATTCGGAATGTTGAGGGTTACCGAAACTATGACAAGTCCGAGTTTGACTCTGTGTCTGCTCTTCTTGACGAAGATGATGAGCTAGAGAGGATCTGGGGTACACAGTATTCCCTACAGGAATTTCTCGATCGGAAGAACTTCAAGTCATTTGCAGAACTTCAGACAAAGCTCAATCGAGTACTTGGTGCTACTGCGGTATCATCTACCGCTGAGGAAGTCGATGAGGATGTGTTTAGTGAACCTCATCAGACTGCCGCCCCGAAGGCTGAAGAAACCGAGACGCCTTGGAGCGAAGAGTCATCTGATGACAGCCTAGACTTCTTTAAGCAAATGGCCGAAGATGATTAATTAAAAAGTGCAATGCTTTTTAGGGGGAGGTCCATAGGGCCTCCCTTTTTTATAGCCTCTTAAAAAGTAGTGTCGTACATACCACCACGGATCTGTCGTGGTCGACGGGCAGAAATACCACCACCTCCGCCGCTAGAATTGTTTACATTATTCACCGTTGTCGATTGGTTATTATTTGTAGGTGCTACTACGGTTGGTGCCCCTTCTTTTCTCTGAGCCGATGCAACATCATTTGATCCTGCATTTATAGCTCGTGATTTTGCCATCTGCTCTTCTTTTAGATTTTGGTATAAACCAATGGCTCGCATATCATATGTTTTGCCATCAATTGAAATACTACCACCACCCTTTTTACCAGTAGCTCTTTCAAAGTTTTCAGGAGATAACATCTCATCGCTGTAACCTTGCTTCTTAAGATTTTCAATAACCTTAGCATACATAGCATGCTGTCGCCGCGGATCGTCGTTGCCGTATAATGCTTTGTTGACTGCAGCAATACTTGGTCCTTGCATCAAGGCATCTTGAGCCATCATTTTTGGTGTTGAGCTATCAGCAACAAACTTTCCTGTTTTAGGATCTACTTGTCCTGTGACACCTTCTACTTGAATTTCACCAGTCTTTGCATTTTCTGTTACCTTACCTGTTCCAGCAGCGGCACCGCCGCCACCGCCACGACCAGTGAGAGCAAGAATTGGACCAGCAACTTCTCTCACATATTGTGCTAGAGTTTCAATTTCACCATCATCTAGTGTTTTTGCAAAATCTTCAAGACCTTCACCGATAGATATTAGTTTAGTCTTTGTTTCTTTACCTTTAATATTTTCTAGTTCTTTTAATCCTTCAAAGGCTTTAAGTGTTGAGGCGATTGGATTCTCATCACCAAACATAAACACTTCGCTACTAAAGGCATTGCCCAATTTAGTGAGTGGTGGTATAATATCTTCTGAAAGACGAGTAATACCCTTTGTATCCAATCCTTCTAACGCCTTTAAACCCGTACCCAAACTACCGATAGAATTACCCGCCTTTGTTAGTTTATCTCCAATTTCGCCTTCACCTAGTACGGCGAAACGCTTGAACATCTCAATAGGATCTTTTTCCTTTATGCCAAGGAAGTCAAGCGCCGCACCAGCAAGATTGCCAAGCGCCTTTCCAAAACCACCAGCTTCAGCGGCCGCAAGTCCCTCACCAAGTGATTTTACAGCTGGACCAATTTTGGCTACCGCATCAGGATCTACATCCTTAAATTGTCTAAAACCATTTGCCAGACTTGTCATCTGACCTTCAATACCACCGCCTTCACCACCAATAGCTTTAGCAACTGCACCGAAGAGTTCACCAAGTCCAGCGGCGGCAAGACCGACACCCATTGCCTTTACAGCTGGTCCTATTTTTGCAAGACCATCGGTATCAACATCATCAAAGTCTTTAAGTGTTTTGGCAAAATTGGAAAGGGCAGGAAGGTTTGCTCTGCCTAGAACAAATGCTGCTTTAGCAATGGAAACTGTTGGCAAATCGCCGAAGAAATCTGAAAGGCCATCACCAGCTGCAGATATTTTATCAGCATCAATATCTTCAAAGTTTTTAACCGCATCACTCAACCCTGCAAGAGCAGGGTTTAATATTTCCAATCCTTTACCGACAACAGCAGCCGCTGCGGCAAATCCAAGACCGATTGCGGCCACA